AAATTGTATGTTAACTTTGTTGGTCATATTTTGTTCTTGAGTTATCTCAAGTTTTTCTGTTGACTTATATAAATCTTCTATCAACATAAATTGTTCCTGATCGGTCGGTAACTGCTCGCTTTTTTTGAGTAAATCAGCTTGAAACAATTCTCTTGATGTCTCAAGGCTTGTTAGTCTAGATGTAATCTCTGTGTAGGCCAGCACTCCTGAAATTACGCCAGCGATAATCATGAGCATGTTCTTGACCGGCATGCTTACAGATGTGTTCTCACTTATTTTCATTTCTTTTTCCTCATGTAATATTTAGATGGTTCATAGTCCCATCGTTTACCGTGATGTCCTCTTAAATCTGCATACCACATTCGTAATCTAACTACCCATTTTCTTACTGGTCTAGGCATCTTTTTTCTTCTTCTTACATTTACAACGGGGTGCAAATAAAAAGTTATCTATACGTTGAAACAAATTATCAATAGCACCAAAAAATTTATATAAAAATTTATCTAACATTTATTTTCTCTATTTTAATTCTATCTTTGTCCATTTTATTTAATTCTTTTGTCATTTCTTTTTGTGCTTTTTTGTCAGCTTTCTCTCTGTCTTTAATACGTTTAACATATGTTTTATAATCAGGTCTTTCGTGACCATATCTAGACCACAACGCCATAGCCTCATTACCAATTTTGCCATCGATAGGGCAAACGGTACCGGCTGAGATCATAGATTCAAAAACACGCTCATCCTGGCAAAGGATAGCCACGGCTGCTACACGCATGCCAAAATCATTTAGTATTCTTGCTAACTTTAATCGTTCACAATTTTTATCAATAAAATGTTTTCCACCAGTGATACCAATACCAAATGTCTGTACACCAAGTGATGCACCTGTACTACATACATCTTGTGTCATAGAATTGTATGATGGTGCTGACGCGGTTGGTGGTGCTGATTTTATATTACTATTTGATGTTGAATTAGTTGTTGTGTTAGATGATGATCCAGATTGATATGTTGTTGCTCCTCCTTCATACCCACCTTCAATACTTGTGTTAGACCCACTTACGTTGGTTTGTGAAGTTGCTGAATGTGCTGGTCCACCAAATAGGGCTAACAAGGTTAGCATAAATATTAACAGAGCTGTGAATCTGTAATCCATGCGTAGGCCTTCCATTACTTTAAATATAATATTGCTATTGCCGCAATTACACAACATCTATAAGTAAAAATTGTTTTATTAGAGCTTATATAAATCAATTTAATTTTATCAATTATTTTATCAATCATGTTTTTTTTCCTCAATCTCATAGAAGAACTTATCAGTATCTTCTGTTTTCCAGTTGCCTGAGTCCTCTACATTCCATTCATTTGTTTGAACTTTCCAGTCAGGAATATTGTCCTTAACTGTAAACGAAGGTAGATCCCAAATTATTCTATTGTTTGGCTGAGCCGCATAGTTGCCGTCTTTTAACGCAATTATGTGAGCGCACTTATGTTCGTGCGGTATTTCCGAATGATCGGTATCAAGTATATTAGTCTCTGGATGAGCAAAGTCAATAGTAAATAAGTATTTACCGTGGTGCCATTTCTTATCTTTACCTATGTATTTACCTGATGCTGCGCCTAAAATATCAAAAGTAGTAACAGCAGGATAATAGCTAAAACTATTCCAAAGCTGAAGTTCATCAAGTCTTTTGGTTGGAACAGCTTCCGGTTTAAAACCACGTTGAATAAAAGCCGTAATTGGTAAGCGATAAAATATTGCGCCGTTTTCCATGATAGCATGCCATAAAATAGCCCTACCACCCATGCATGTGATCCCAAAGATAATGCAGTCCTCAACTTCTCCGTGATGTTTTTTACAGTCATATAAATACTCTCTCCTTATTTGCGCGTAGGTTGCTGGTATGTTTGCGTTTAGGTAAGCCATAATAATTATCCATTTATTTCTCCCCAACTATTTCCATGTTCATAATCAACTTTATTGGGGATCTTTAATGTAACAGCATTCTCCATAATCTCAATAATTTTCTTAGCTTGCTCTGGTGATTTTACAGAAATGTCCAATTCATCGTGTATTTGTATGTGTGGTACAATGCCTTCTCTATATAAATCTAACATAGCTTGTTTAGTCATATCTGCTGCTGATCCCTGTATTAATTTATTTAAAGCTTTGTAAGTCATAGCCCTTCTAATATTAGCTGTAGTTGCTTTTGGATATTTTTTAAAATACGCAGCTTCTGCATCTGCTTTACTTGTAGGTGGCACAAGTTTACCTGCGTTCCATTCTGCAATTTCCCATTTATTAAATCTACATCTTCTACCGCCAAAAGTTTTTATGTAACCAAAAGCTGCTCCATCTCTAGATATTGCATCAGATAAATCTTTTACAAAAGGTACACTATCGTGGTATTTATTAAATAATTTTGATGCTTCATCTTTTGTAGATATACCTAACTCTGCTTGTAGTTTAGCTTTACCCATACCATAAAACAATCCAAGGTTAATTGTTTTAGCTTCTGTTCTAGATATGTTTGCCATGTTTGCAACAGCTTGGTGGAAATCTACAGAATTGTTTTGAAACTTCTCTACAATATCTGTAACTTCTTCATCACCTTTAAACTTTGTGGCTGCGTAGTGAACTACTAATCTTGGTTCTTGTTGAGAGTAATCAAAACAACCCCAAGTATGGTTTTCTTCTGGAAGAAATAACGATCTAATCATAGGTCCTATCTGCTTGTTCCTCGCTGGAATCTGTTGGAGATTAGGGTTAGAATAAGAAAATCTACCCGTTACAGTGCCACCACTATCCCCTCTAATAGGGTTTATATCTGCATGTATTCTACCTTTGTGTTGGTGTTTAATAATTGTATCAATAAATGTAGTATGTGCCTTGTTAATCTCTCTAGCTTTTGCTATCTTCTGTACCACAGGATTTTTATGTTCTTGTAAAAAATTTTTAGTAAAGGAAGGTGCTTTTGTTTTCTCAGTTCTCACATAAGATAAACCAAGTTTGTCAAAAACTTTGGCAATCGATCGTGCTGCCCATATTTGGGGCTCTATCCCTGTTTCTTTTTTTACTTCTAGGAGTAAGCTTTCTTCTTGTGATGCTAGCTGTTTCTTTATTGTATGAGCTTTTTGAACGTCCACACGAACACCCTTAAATTTCATATCAATCAAACATGGAAATAACTGTGTCTCAAGATCAAATACTTTTGTAAGATCTTGTTTTTTAATCTCAACGGATAATTTTTTAAATAAAGATAGTGTTAACTCTGCATCTTTTTCAGCGTAGGCTCCAACATACATGGCAGGTAGTTTCCACATTTCAGCTTTTGCATCTATACCTGCTTTGTCTGCTGCAGCACGTAGTGATGTCTCATCCTTAACTTGTCCAAGATAATCTATTGATAGACTATTCAATGAATAAAAAAATCTATTCTCATCTATTAATGAGGCCATAACCATTGTATCAACAATATGTCCATTAACGGGTACACCATATGCTTTCAACCAACATACATCGTACATTGCATTGTGAAATAATTTTACATTAGGTAAGGCACATACTTCTTTTATCCAACTCATTACAACTGTTTTGTCAAAAAAATTACCTTCCGAGTGTCCAAAAGAATAGTACCCAGACCACCCTTCTACAGCCACAGCTATGCCTACAATCTCTCCATTACCAATTATGGCACCAGAACCTCGTGATTTTAAATCTGGATCTCTTGTCTCTAAATCAATTGCTATATACTTGTAATCTTTTAAATCAGGGAATGACTCTGGACTTATCCATTCAGTAGGTGCTTCAAACATTATTATACTTCCTCTTCTTTTATTTTTGGATAGTCTCTTTCTTTTATCATCTCTAAATAATGTATTGCTTTATTTATATCTTCTATCCCTCCTTTTGCTGAATGTCTACAAATGTATTTAATTGCATTACCCTCTGCAAAAAGTAAATTATTTTTATTAATAAATTCTGCAGGTTGAATTGCCATTTTCATATAATGTGTTCCTGCAATTTGTTTTAGATACGGATCGTCTGTCATACTATTGGTTCTCCTATTGTGTAATAATAATCTGATGTGGGTTGCATTAAATATAAATTTTCTTTAGCTCTAGTTGTACCTACAAAAAATAATCTATGCTCTGGATCAGGGTCTTCATATGCATTACGATATATAAATTCATCTTGACCTTCTGTACCGTAATCTGGAAATAGACAAACATTCTCACACTCCTTACCCTTTGCTCCATGTAATGTAAGTAATTCTATATTTGGTTTCTTCATTAAATCATCACCTCGTTCTAATAAAGTTTGCATGTATTCCTTATACTGTTCTGGTATATGTAACTGTTGCCAATCACCTTGTATTAATAAACCATGCTCTTGTTTTAATTTATCTAAATCAATACTTTTTACATTCTGTAAACTTTTACCGTCAGAGAAGCCTCTCGCTACATGTCCCTTCTTTACCACAAGGTATTGGTACACTGTCTGTGCTTCTTCTCCAGATACAAACGCTCCTTGATTTAATCGAGTCCAAACTTGATATGCCTCAACTACAGTATTTGGTAATCTAGTATTTGTTTTAGATTTAAATCTAATACCCAGAGAATAAAAATGTTCTGATATATTTATAAGAAGTTTATTTGTTCTAGCTAATATCATCCATTTACCTGCAGAAAAATCAATCTCATCAAAAGTATAGTTCTTAAAAACATTACCTTCTGCATCTCTTGGTATCCATTTTTTATCTATTCGAGTGGTAAGTTTATTTAATATTTTTATAGCTTCTCGATGCACGCTTCTAGGTACTCGACGAGATATTTCTTGGTCATCTCTCTCACCTTCTTGTGCCATAAAACAAGCTGCATCTGCACCTTGAAACCCATAGATTGTTTGGTCATCATCACCGGCTATGTAAGCTCTCTTACATTTTGATTTTATGTAATCAAAACATTTCCATTGATGTGCACTAAGGTCTTGGGCTTCATCGAGAAAGATGACATCGAGTGGAGGACATCGATCTTCCTCGACAAACTTGTTAATCATGTCATAGAATTCAACCATATTAGTTCCTTCTTTGAATGATTTTAAATCTGTCTCTAATTGTATTGTGGTATCCACATCAATATCATGGTGTTTCTGTAGCTCTACAGTTGCATCCTCAATAGATATTAATTTAGATCTTGAGTATTGTATTATTTGTAAATGTGTATTTTGATATCTAGGGTTACCTGCTGCATCAACAGTTGTTTCAAACGACACGTTCTGCCATTCTAGATATTGTTGTTTAAATCTATTCCACTTCTTACCAGTTAATAGTTGTGTGTTAGCGTCTATGTTAGACTGTCTCATACCCATAGCATGCATAGTTGATATATATTTTAACTTAGCATCTGGGAACAATGCTTCAATTCTTTCTCCAGCCTCTTCTGCTGCAGCTCTACTAAATGTTATGTAAGCAATTTTTTCTGGGTTAGTTTTATATTCTTCTAATTCTTTTTTTAAATAATGGTTTACTAGTCTGTACGTCTTACCCGTACCTGGTGGTCCCATTATCTTCTTTACTATAGCCATGGTGATTTTTCTACTTTCGTTGTTCTAGGGTTAGGTCTATCTAATTTAACTGTAGGCATTTTTAATAGTCTTACAGTTTTTGTATTTATTTTTTTAGATGTATCTTCTACTGCTTCAAACAATGACTCTAAAAACCTCATTGTTTTTTGTTTAGGATAAGTTTTTTCAGCCCATGATTTGGTCTTTAATAAAAACTTCCAAAAATCTTT